CATGATGCTCGACTGGCGCCATACCTTGTTGAGCTGCCCCGACTGAGCAATTCCCGACGAGAAGCCGGCGCTTCGCGCGGTTAGCGCCGCGTACGTGGCCTGATTGATGACGTTGGCGCCGGCAGCGCCTCCGAACACGAGAAAGTCGTTTGCCATGTTTGCCTTTACTGGGGTGATCCCCAGGCGCCAGCGTCGAAGCCGGCGACCAGGTTGTTACTCATGTCGAAGCCGAATATCGGCGCGCCATCGACCGAGGTCACGATGACGATGTTGATCCGCACGCCCTCCGGCTTCAGCGGGATCAGGCCGTTGGCCAGCAGCGCGAGGAAGACCGCTGACGGCACGACGCCGGCGATGCCGATGGTCATCGACATGTCCTGGTTGTCCTGGATGAAGACGAACGTGCCGCCACCGAAGATCGAGTCCAGGATCGCCTTGGACGATCCCAGCGTCCCGTCCCAGTGATTCGCGCCGATCTTGGCCCTAATCGCCAGGCGGTAAGTTTCATCGTCCAGCCGCGTGAGACCAGTGTCCGGATCGAATGGGCCCTTCCAACTGCCTTGGTCGAAGCCCAACCCCACCGTGTCCAACGAAAAATAGACACCGGAGAGCGGCACCGACACGTTGCGTGAGATGCCGACCCACAGTCCTACGTCGTCGAGCTGCACGCCCACCGCGTTGTCCAGGTCGAACTTCCCCGGCATGCTATCGAGAACGTTCTGCAGGTCGACCATGGGTTGGGCCAGCGCCTCGACCACCGCCATGAAGTCCGGCTTCTGGTTGTGCTCGCTGGTGACCAGGGCGGTGTACGTAGCGATATCCGCCATATCACGTCACCGTCAGGGTTACGGCCGCCGGCGTGCATGCGGCCACCTGATTGAACGCCAAGGCCACATCGGGCCCGCCCGCGCCGCCGGGGCCAGTCAGCGCGAGTGCCGTCAGCTTGAACGCGACGCCACCGCCGACGCCGTTGGCTGCAGTGATTGCGTCCGCCCACTCGACACTACCGGACAAGCCACCGCCGATGGCCACAGCATTGATGTAGTCGGAGATGGCCTGTTTGATGGCGTCGCCAACGGCGGATGTGTAGCCGGTCAGCGCCCTGATGGTCGTGGTGACAGTCAAGCTGGCGGTGGCTGGCCGGTAGAACCGGATGGTGATCGGCCGTCCATAGACGTCGAGCACCGTAATCGCGGTCGTCCCGTAGGTGCCAGAACCGGGCGTCTTCTTCGCGGCAATGGCCTGGGCAATCGCCGTGGCATCGCCCCCTTCGACCACCAACGAGATGGAATGCGCGGGAATTCCGTTCGCATCCGTCGTGTTCGTGTCGTTCTCGTAGGCCGCCAGCCGCGTGACGCCGGGGATGTTCGACACGGCGCCAATGATCCCGTCGAGCACCGTGAGCGACGGCAACGCCGTCGAAACAGTCTGGCGCTGGCGCAGCGTTGCATCCTTTTCGATCGGCGCGCCCTCCGCCGCATCGGCTGGGTTGGTGACCGTCTGCCATCCGAGTGTCGGCGTGGCGATCTGGTTGATGGTGCCGGCCGCCGCCGAGATCGCGCCGAGTGTCTGGCACGTCGCGGTCACGGTGATCTGACCTTCCGGCGGAATGGTGATCGAGGCCGGCAGCGCCCACTTGTTGCCGTTCGTGTCCTTGGCGATACCGTTGTTAATCGCCCGGCCCGCCTGCCCGACGACGATCAGATCGGCGCTGGAGAACGATGCTGCCTTTCTGGCAATGCCGTTGATCTTCACATTGCTGGACAGCGCATCGTCCTGTGCCGTGGCCGGACTGAACGATCGGTAGATCGAGATAGCCACAGCGTTAGCATCGTTGATCGCCGAGGCGAAGACCGCGAGAAGTTGGCCATCCTGGCTGTCGGCTTCCAGATAGACATCCGGTCCATAGATCGCGCGGTACTGGTCCTGCAGGTATTCCAGCACTTCGGCGTACGTCGGCGCCGTGATGCCGCTGGCATCGATCGTCGGTGCGGTGGTGGTGATCGCCATTACAGAGTCGCCTCAACTGTGGTGGGGCCGTAGATAGTGCCGATGGTTGCGGTGACGCTCAGCGCCCGATTCACGGTGTCTACCGAGCTGGAGTACTCGGTGATCTGCAGCACTCCCTGCGTGCCCAGAATGCGCTGGCGGATTGCCGCGTCGTAGGTTCCGTTGGTGTACTTGCCCAGCACCTCGGTGCTCCACGGCATGCCCTCGGTGTTATCGAGAAACCATTCCCCGCGCAGCAAGCGCAGCCGGGTGAGCACGGCCTGGCCGACGGCCTCGGGCACATCCTTGTAGAAGTCGGCTTGCTGCCTACCGAAGACATAGTCGCCACTGGCCGATAGCTTTCGGTACCGCATGTCATCCGCCCTTTACGGTGTTGGTCAGGTGGCCAGCGCCCATCTGCTGGTTGGGCCCACCGGTCACGCTACCTGTCTCGTTGTGCGTGTGGCCGTTGAACAGCGCCTGAAATGCCGAGGTAACGAACGCCCGCAGCGTTTGGCCGGCCGCGCCCAGGCTGATAGATGGTGCTGTCACGTTGGCCGATGCGGACGAGGTGACATTCACAGGCGCCGTCGTCTGGATGTTGATCGCATGGGTTGCGGCATTGACTTCCACGAAGGCCTGGCCGTCATCGGTGCGGAGCTGCGCCGCGCTGGCGCTGATGCCAGACAGCACCCGTGGCCGGGACCTGAAGCCCAGCAGTACGAAGCCATCGGACAGGTCGTGCATGCGGATCTCGGCCTGCTCCTGCACGCCGCCAGACTGCCACCAGCCGTCTATACACCGTGAGGCGAAAACGACCAGGCACTCGTCTTCTGGAGCAACCGGGAAGGTCAGACTACAATTTCCGCCAGATGGGAACTGCACCGGGCAGTCCACCAGAAGCGGCAGCGGCACCGAGACGATCGTCCCGTCTTGCTGGCGCACCTTGACCTTGATGCCGGGCTGCACCTCGCAGGTCATGGCACCAGGGTTGAACGACTGGATGATTCCCGGCAGCGCTGTCCACAGTCCCGCGCGCATACCGTCGAGCGCTTCCCGAAGCGCTATCTCGGGATCGCCTACTCTTTCTCGTCTGTCCATGGGTGTCGCTATGAAAAAGCTGGTACTGATCGCCGCACTGATTGCTCTGCCCACGCTGAGCGCTGCCGAACAGGCCTTCGTCTATCCGCGGGCTGGCGCTGATGCAGAGTTAATTGAGGTCGACGGCATGCTCTATACGCTGCACATCACCGCGAAGTGCAAGCTGCCTATTGCGAATGCGTCGAATCTCCAACAAGCCGACATCTATAACCGCTCAAAACCGGATGTTGGGTGCTGGGGTAAGACCCTGAATCCCGGCGGGGCAGAGGCCATCGTTATCGGCCCGCACGGAAACATCGAAACGCTGACGCTTCTGAACATGAAACGTGTCGAACTTCTTCGGACCGGCGGCGCGAAGGTCATCGGCCCGGCACTGTCGATGGATGAGTACACGGACAACGTCCGGAAGTACCACGATTCGCTTCGTTAGCCGAACCGCTTGATCACGTTGTCTGGCGGCACAGTGGCCTTGTCTCTGAAGTGCTCGGGCAACACCGTTGCGTCGGCGGCGAGACAGGTGACCTCGGTGTAGTACTCGTTGCCACGCGTATCGCCGGAGTGCTCGGCGACCATCACGTAGTAGAAGCCATCGTCTTGCAGCTTCGCCTGCTGCTGGATTCGTTCGTTCTGGGCCTGCTGCCCGACATTCAGGCTGTACTCGTAACGCTGCACGCTGGCGTTGTCGATCTGGATCAGCCTACCAATCTTCACGCTGGGATTCAGCAGCATCTTGATCGTGATGCCGTTCTGCGTCTGTTCGGGTAGCCCAACCATGCCCGTTTCGGCGGTGATCACCGGGATCTCGCCCGGCATGTATGACGTCTCGGGGACCATGATCGCCTTGCCGTCCTGGATACTCCAGACTGTCTGGGTCGTTTTGGCGGCGGACCGCATGAAGTCACGGGCCATCCCAAACATGACCTTGCCGCGCGGCAGGACCTTCAGAGCCTCGACAGATTGGTCTGGCGCATCGGCCGCCGCTTTCATGTCGCGCAGCATGGCAAGCGCACTGTCGTACGCGGGCTTGTCGTTGAACTGGATGTTCCGCAGCATCACACCCGCCGCGTCGATCTTTGCCTTCGCCTGCCGGTAGAGAGCCAGCGCACCCGCCTGGTCGCCGGCAGCCGCGGCAGCGTCGCCTTGTGCTTCCAGGTCGAGACCTTCAGCCAAGGTGTTCTTGGCCTCCTTTGTGTCGTCGTCCAATATCTTCTTGGTGCGATCCACCTCGGCCTGCTGGCGGGCTATTTCCTCGGCCGTCGGACGCTGGGTGCTTTGCCCCCACGGGGTGTAGCCCAGCGTCACGCCATACTTGACCATCTCCCGCGTGCAGACGTCGACCTGGTCGGCCACGGTCGACCCGGCCGCGAGCGTCGTGTTCACCACCGCGAAGTTGTACGCCGAATCGCCGTCCGCTGCCGTGATGTCCAGATACGTGTCCGTCTGGCTTTCCCGACCCCGCCGCACCTGTTTGATGGTGCCGTCGAAGATGATGCCGAAGTTGCCTTCGTAGCCGCCTTGCACCACTAGTCGCGTGAACTCTTTCTCGATCCGCTGCCTGGTGGTCTCGGAGACGTTGTACACCCGCACACGGGCAGAGTTCGGCGTCTGCAGGTCGCCGCGACTGATCCTGAACACGCACCGCAGTTCGGACAGTTCGGTCGCCGCACCGCCGGACTGACCGACGAGGATGGAGACCTTCCGGCCGTATTGTCTGGCACCCATCAGTCCGTCACCCAGAAGATATGCGATCCGATGCCCAGATCCTCAAACGTGGGCACGTTGTCAGGATCGGCGGCGCCCTGCACCCACAGACGCCCGGCGAATCCGAGGTGCCGATACTGCCCCAGCAGGTCTACGCCGGTCACCAGCGGGATGCCGCTCACGATCGGGCCGTTGGTCGTGTCGGCAATATCCAGCACCCAGCCGGCCCCGCCGGCCGCGCGGTACTGCACGGTAATCCGATAGTCCACGCCGCTGAGCGTCACGGTGAACCGTTGCGGATCGGGCGTGAGCGGGATTTCGTAGAAGGTCGGCATCACATACTTGTTGGTGGCACAGAACCGCCTGGTGCAGGCGTGGCTGGCGTCGCGGCCTTCGTTCCGGTGTTCTGAGTTTCGGCCGTCGCCTGCGGGGAGGCCTGGCTTTCCTTCGGCGGCAGCGTGGTCGCCTGTGTCTGCACGATCCGTATCTGCTTCAGCGTTGCCGTGACGCTTAGTGCCTTGCCGGTCTTCTGGTCCTTCACCACACGTAGCGACTTGAACAGCATGTCGCGGTACATGCGCATCGACGTGACGACGTCGAAGGGCTGGCGCGTCTCCTGGAGCGCCAGCAGCTGCGAGTACACCGTGCTGATGTAGTCGGCAGACGGTAGGCCGCCCCCGGTAAAGATCGATTCCAGTGTGCCGATCAGCGCGGCGAAGTCTGCATTCGACCAGCCGCACTGGATCGTCACTTCGGGCTGTAGCTTGAACGCGTGGTCGTTGATCTGCGCGCCCTTCTCCACCGGATGCTCGGTGATCTGCAGCTCGTCCTGATGTGCCTCCTCAAACGTGCAGCCGATCTTCACTGGGCCGATGGTCTTCGGCACCAGGGTGATGATGTCGAGGAAACTCACGAGATTGCCCCTTGCATGTTCCGCACGATTTCGTCGTTCACCTGGCGCTGGCCGTCGTTGACCGCCCGGCCGGCCGCCGTTGGGTCAGATACGCCGTACAGGTTGATGGTCGTTTCCTGCTTCAGGTCGACGGCGGCGGTACCGCGGCGCGCGGCTTCCAGGTCAGCCTGAGCCGGCCGCTCGTAGTACCGCGACACGATCTCGCCGGCCTGTTGGGCATTCTGCGCGGCGCGTAGCAGCTGGCCGGCGCGCTGCTCAGCGCCCTGCGTCAACTCGTGGTTCACGAACTGCAGTTGCTCCATCAGGGACGAATCCCGGATGTCTTTGCCGGACCACGCCTTGAAGTTCGCTTGGCGGTCGGGATGCCATTGGGCCACGCCATAGGCTCGCCCGTTGTCGCCGACCGCCTGGTGGTTCAAGCCGCGGCTGCTCTCGCGCTGCAGGTTGGCCACAATCCCAACTGCCTGGTCGTGCGTCCAGCCCATGCGCTGGAAGAACGCCACGGCGTCGTTGCCTGCGCCCCCTGAGCCGGTGGACTGGCCCGCCGCAGCTCGGCGGCGCGCCAACTCGGCATCCTCGCCATTGTTCAGGGCACCGCTATGGAACATGAGCGCCGCCGCGCCACCGATCCGGGCGGCCCAAGGCAGGAAGCGAGCCAACCAGCCAGCGCCCGCGCCAGCAGCGGCCCCAGCGCCGGCGGCACCGCCAGCACCGGCAGCGCCACCAGCCGCCGCGGCAGCAGCATTGGCTGCACCCAGCGCGCGCACCGCGGCGACCATCTTCCAGATGCCGCTGACGATTTTGAAACCGCCCAGCGCACCGAATGCGCCGACCAGCAGCATGATCTTCGTCGACCAGCCGTCGGTGGCCTTGTCCAACTCGATGAACTGGTCGGAGAGCCACGACAGCGGCGGCCCGAGAGCCGCCACCGCCGTCAGAATGGCGCTGGCAATGTCCGCGACGCGCTGCGCAATCTCGCCAGAATGGTCCTCGAACCACTTCTGGAACCGTTCGAGCTGCGGCCCGACCTTGCGCAGCAGGGCGCCTTCCACCTTGATGGCGAAGTTGTCGAAGGTGGTGCCCAGGCCGCGCAGGGCGACCATGAACGCGTGGGCGTCCTCGGCCGCCTTGTCCAGCCCGTTGCGCCGGGACATTTCCCGGTACTGCTGCATGAACTTGGCGAAGTCGCCGTCGCGCATCGCGAGCAGCAGGTTCTCGTCGATGCCCAGGACGTTGCCGTACTGGCTGGCCAGGTACGTCGGGCGCTTGGCCAGCTCGGCGCCGAGGTCGGAAAGGATGTCGACCGTGTCTCGCAGCTCGCCGTTGGCATTGCGCGTCTGCACGCCCAGCGTGGCCAGATAGCCCTCGCCGGCCGGGTTGTTGCGCAGGAACTTGGCCAGGCTCTCGACCGCACCGAATGCCGTCTCGGTGGAGATGCCCAAATTCCGGGCAGCGAAGTCGAACGCCTTCAGGCTGCTCGCCGCCGCGCCCGTGCGCTTGGAGACGAAGTACAGGTTCTCCAGCTTCGACGCCAGGGCGGACACGCCGACGCTGACGGCCAGGGCCGATGCCGAGATGGTCGTCACCAGCTGCTTGACGCCCTTGGTGGCCTGTTCGACGCCGTCGTTGAACTTCTTCAGGCCCTTCTCGTCGACCTTGAAGCCCAAGGCGACGAGGAATTCACGGATTACGGTGCTTTGGGCCATTGTTTCGTTCCGCGATGCGGCGCGCTTCCGCCTGGTTATCGGCTTCCATCATGAGGAAGTCGTTCATCAGCGCGATGTCTTCAAGGCCCAGGGTGCCGTCGAGCAGCGACTCGTACTTGCACATCTGGGCCTTC